GGCCATCTTCTGCACGTTGTTGTAGTAATAGAGCAGGCTATTCATCGTAGGTCATGTTGCCTGCACCGAACAAGATGCAGATGGTGTAACTCTTGTTTTCCTCGGGTTTCGTCCAGCCCGTGATGCTGAAATTCTCCGGGAATGAGAATTGCGTAGCCGTAGCTCCCGACGTGAAGCGGATGATCGATGGCTTCGTCGAGTTCTCGACGCTTGCAATTGTCAGCGAAGTCAGCTCGCCGCAGACGTACATCGTCCCGCCCTTAACATCCAGCGAAACGGCAGAGCCATCGACCTGCTGCACGATGGTGCCGTCGTCGGCCCTGAACTCCGAGGTGACGTACTGCTTCGTTTCGATATCGTAGAACGCCCAGAAATAGCCTTGATCGTTGAGCACGATTTTGGGAGGGTTGTCGGCAAGAGCGCTTGCCCGATCTGCAGCTTCATTGGCCTTATCAGTCGCCGCATTCAATTTGCGGAGGACCTCAGTGAATCCCGGCATACACTCGCAGCCATTGGCGGCTCCGATAGCCACCGAGCAGTACACGCCGGCGCATTCGTCTACGAACTGCTGGGTGAAGGGCTGGATCGGCATATTGTCTACCTGGAAGTCCAACTCCGACATCATCGTCAGGATATTGCGGAGCACCTGCGTCCCCGTGCTTTGGATCTGCGTCTGATTGCTCTTGTCGGCCAGCAGGCGGTCGACATAGAACAGGGTCAGCCGGTATGTTGCCAGATCCCCGCTCACGCTGGTCAGATGCTCGCCCTGCGTGTAGGCGAACACCGCATATTTGGCATTGGGGATGGCGTTGAGCTTGAAGATGTCGTTGTCGATGACCATCGCCACGCTCTGCTGTTGCAGGGCGACGGCTTCAAGCGTGCGGATTGTTTCTTCGAGCGTCATTTCTTTCCGTATATTTTGCCACGAGCGCCGCCCAGCCAGATGCTGCACGTTGCGGAGCTGTGAAGGTTCTTTCGAATGTGGTAGCAGTCGTTCTGCGTCAGCTCCGGGAGCTGCGCATAGTGTTCCATGGCGAAGCGCTGGATCTTGGCCGCATAGAAGTCCGCCTTGCTCTGGTAGTAGTTCTGGATGTTCGAGATCTCGGCAAGCGTACTACCCTGCACGTTGGTGTCGGTAGTCTTCGCCACGCCGATGTTCCCGATCTTGTATCCTACCTTGTAGGGCAGCCCCGCGATCGTCTGATAGGCGAGGAAGTATTGCGAGACCTCGATCAACTCCTTGTATATCGCATTCTCGGGGTTATTCACCTGCCCCAATTCCACGATCTCCTTCAGTTTGTCCGTGAGGGCATCTCCGAGTATCTCCCGGAGGTTGATCTCCTGCGCCTCGCGGATAGCCGGAAGCATATACTTCCCGGCGAGGTTATCGCTGATGTTCGAGATGCTCTTCACGAACTCTTCAGATGTCAGTAGAACTTCTGCCATTTTGCGCAAGTGTAAAAGGTTCGATCGTCATATAGTTCTGGTCGCCGAAGATTTTGCCGATGGATCTGCAGATGAGCTTCTGCACCGGCATGATCTGCGTCCTGTTGTAGAGTCTGAAAGCGGCGTCGTACTCCTCCTGCGAGAATCCCAGGTTTTCCGTCGGGATGCCGAACAGATTCGGGTTGGCCCGGAAAGCCGTGAAGATCTGCTGACGGCTTCGTTTGGCGAGGGAGTCGTAGCGGTCGCCGTAATCGGGCACGTCGATGTTCTCGATCGTCGTGGCGTTCTCCTTCGTATCATTGTAGGCGATAACGATTCGCCCTGCATTGCTTTTCCCGGCAAACTTCTCGTTGATACCCTTCTCGATTTCCTCCTGCTCCTCGTCTGTGGGGGTTCCGTTATTGAAATTCACAAGAACAGATCCCATGAATCCGTTGTTGATGGAGTTCAGGTGGTATTCGTCGATGCTTCTCTCGATCTCGCAGGCTTTGAGACAGGCGGCATACTTGGGCCGCGGGTAGGTGTGGTATGCCGTGTTCTTGACGAACAGCACGGATGAGGCGATGCCGCGCGCCTCCGGGATGAACTTCGGATACACGAGCGTCTTGACCATTGAGAAGCGGCGATTCCACGTCTCCGAGTAGTAGAAGACTTCGTTGTCCTTGTCGCAGCGCAGGTTTTTCATATCCATGGCGTACAGCTCGGCTATGTCGCCGCTCTGGCTGCGGATCACCTGCACGGCGAATCCGCCGTAGGTGAAGAACGAGACGGCCAAGTCGCGGACAAGGTCGTCGGCTGTCTGCTTCTTCCGGTTCATGTACTGACCTTGCAGGGCTCTCGACACGTTGACCCGCTCGCCGCAAACATAGTCGGCCGACCCGTCAATGATGCTCTGCAGCGATGCGACATTCTCGCAGAGATCTTCGAGGTAGTCGGGATATGCATTATGATCACCCCACTGGATGAACTCCCGGCCGGGATACTTCTCCTCCTTGGGTGAGATGATCGACTGCTCTATGTACGGGTTCAACGCCGCGAACGACAGCGATATTTTCTTCTTGTCATCTGCCATACTGCTTGTATTGAATTGATTGGGCAAATTCCGATATCGGCTCGTCGTAATCGCCCACAATCATAAGACCTGAAGCCATCAGACACCCTCCCTGCGTGAGTTCGTACTCGTATTCGCCCTCCGTCATGCCATCCGGGAATGACACGGTTACCTCGTAATACAGCGGGCCGAGCACAACGCCGTCCGGCTTGATGCCCATGCGATCAAGCCCCACCGTATTCTTCACGGAGAGGACGAACACCCCGGCCTGCGTCATGAACATGCTGCGCGGGATGTAGAGCGTCTGTACGTCGGATGTCTGCTTGGCGTAGATCATTGCTTTTTCCTTTTCGTTTGGCGCTTGGGCGCCACGGTCTCCGGCTGTGCGTTTTTGGCTGCTTCCATCTCTTCGAGATCTGCGAAGTAGATAGCGCCCATCCGCTGCAGGAAGTTAAGAACACAGGCCCCGCAGTTGCTGTTCACGCGAATGCGGTAACCCGTCGCCCGCTCGTAGATAGGCACCATCGTCTCAATGGCCATGCGCCCCACGTGCCGGAGGTACTTCGACCGCACCGCCGTACGGAGATTCATCTCCCACTTCGATACGATTGCTATTTCTTCTTGCGTCAGTTTCATGTTTCAGAAAAAAGGGCGCACCGGTTGTCGATGCGCCCCGGATGGTTGTTGGTTAATCGACGATAGTCTCGATGACCGATGCCTCCACCTCGTAAGGGAAGGCGAGCGACTGATCCTGCAGTGTGATGCTGTACCGGTTGGCGTCCGATGCCGCCGTCCCGGTCTGACCGTCTCCGGCGCTGGCCATCACCGGCTCGTCGTAGCCGAGATACCAGAATTTGCCGTTGTTGTCCTTGACGATGACGGCCATTTCGCCCGTGGCCATTGCGTTGATCTCGATGCGCTTCGCCGTTTCCATCTTGCTGAACAGCATGACCAGGTCGGTGCTGACGTAGTTCACGCCGTTCGCCTGGTCGACATTCAGCGTCGACGTCATGCTGCTGGTGCCCTTTCGGAAAAGATACTTCTTGAACTTCTTTTCCGCCACCATGGTGATGGCGTTGATCTGATCCGACTCTGCGGTCACGTTCTCGACGTCGTCATAGTTGGCGATATAGACCTCACGAATGCCGCCCATAGTCGAGGCGCAATCGTAGGGAATGCCGTTAAAAGTTTGCGAACATGCCATTTTCTTGAAGTTTATGGCCCGAGCGAACCGAAGCCCGCCCGGGCCTGGTTATCACTTTGCTGCCGCTTCCTCATCGGATCCTGCAGCTGCTGCCGCTTCCTCATCGGTGGGTGCAGATGCCAAATTGGCCATCATTTCCGTGGTGATGGTTCCGAGTACCACACGGTCGGGGAATGCGAACTGCGTTCCTGCGTTCCACTTGACCTTCATCTTGAAGACGTCGTCGTCGTCCGAGAACCACAACTTGATCTCCTCCTTGTCGCTCTCGACGTCGCAGCCGTAGAACATGTTCTCGCGGTACGTCGCCAGGATGTTCTGCTTTCCGGCGAGGCCGAGCGCACTCGTTACGCGGACGTTGGTGCCGGGGAAGATGAACTCGCGGGGAGCCTCGTTCTGCGGGCCGGAGTAGTGGTAGTAGTTCTTCTCCACCATCTCCTGCGTGAACTCACGGAACAGCTCCGGAGAGACGAAGATGTAGATGTCGTTGCGCTCGATGATCTCCTCGGGGATGGCCATGTAGACCTGCTTGATGGCGTCGTAGGCCGTGGTTCCCTTGGCGATGGCCACGTCGACGACATCCGCCTCGTCCGTGGCGATTTTGAGCATACCGTCGAAGCGTTTGAGGTTATCGTCGCCGGACGACGTATCTCCCTGCCATACGGCGATCTCCATCTTGTTGTTGATGTGGCTGATGATGTTCTCCATGAGGTACTGCTCGAAGGGCAGCTCCTCGCTGTTGGCTCCGATACGCACGAGGTACTCGGCGTACTTGCCCAGCAGGGTGTCGGGACAGAAGTCCATGTTCACCTTGATGAGGCCCGTCTCAATCTCGCGCTGGGTAAGGGTCGCGGTACCCTGTGCCGTGAATCCGCAGCCGTTTCCGTCCTGGAAGGTCGGGTCGGTGTCGAGGTAGTTGATAGCGGCCTTGGTCTTGATGCCGGTCTGCTTGACCATCAGTCCGATGGTGCGGCCGCCGAACACAACCTTGTTGATCAGCGGCAGTTTGTTCTGCTCCACATACTCGGGGAGCGACGTTGCAATGATGTTGTTCGTTGCCATGTTGTCTGCTGTTTTTTGGTTACTTTTTCACGTTCGCGCCTACGACTGCGGCCAGGTGATCGAGCCGCGAATCTCCGGTCTTGCCGGGAGTGAGGTTTCTGAACTCCTCGTGTGCCGACGAAGCGGCCGGGGCCTGCTTCATGGCCTTCACGTCGGATTTGGTGGATTCAATCGCGCCCATGAGCTTTTCGACCATGTCGCGGATGTCGGAGATCTCCTTGCGGATCTCCTGCATTTCGGCGTCACGGGACGACGGGTCGCCTTCCGGGCCCATCGGGTCGGTCCCGCCTGCGGGAGGCGTTTCGCCCGCGCCGTCAACCTCTGCCTTCGGGTCGACGATCTCGGAGACCTTGCCATCCACGACGGTGATGGTTTTTCCATCCTCCGTGGTGTACTGGCCATCGGGAGCCGCGCTGCGCTCACCGCTTTCGGACTCTTTGTGCACCATGTCGCCGGCCTTCAAGTCCTCGTCTCCGTCCCAGTAGAGCGTGCCCTTGTCGGTGGACACTACGCCGAACTCGGCCAGGAGCTTTGCCAGCCGAGTCTTGAGTTTTTCAAGTTTTGCCATTTCGTTGATTTGTTGTTTATTGAACTGATGTGAATCCTTGGACACAGAGAAGATCCCCTCGATGGAGAAGCCTTTGAACTTCCCGGCTTTAATGTCCTCCCACACGTCATCATTGGCCACGTGATACTCGCCGAAGAGGCTGCCGTCCTCCACGTCCTCGAAGCCCGCCGGGTCGATGCCGGCCGATTTGTCCTTGATGAAGAGCTGCACGAGGTTGACCCCATCGACGTCGGATCCGGGGATGTGCATTGTGTTGACGTTACCCTGGTTCCCCTGTTCGAGAAACCGCTCGGTCATGCGGCGAATCGTAGGAGCCGAGAAGATGATGTAGAACTCCTCACCGGTGGGGGCGACGCGATAGATCGGGAAGTCGGCACGCATGAGAACACCGCGCACGAGTCGCTTCTCCTCGTTGGAGATCGCGCACACGGGAATCTTCTTCTCGGCCGAGAATGCCATGAAGTTGCGATCAACGGCCGGATCGTCGACAAGAGATACGCACACCATGCCGTCCTCGTTGTCGCTCAATTCTGCCCAGTAGAAGGGTATATTTCGATTAAAAGTTGCCATTCTACCGGGAAATATTCATTGCCCGTTTTCTGTCCAACAGGGCACAAAAAAAGGCCGCAGTTTCCTGCGACCTTGACCCGTCATCCGGGCTGTTAGAAACTCGTCTCCGACTGCTGGACCTGCACTCGCCTCCCGGCCTGCTCGACGTCCGAATAGACCAGGTAGACGCGCTGACTGCTGGCCATCTGATTGAGTCGTTCCTCCTCGCTGGCACCGGTGAGCGAGCGAACCGTTTCAACCTCCTGCACCACGGCCGGAGGTGTGACGACCGCCGGGGTGGTAACCGTGGCACCGGTGGAGCTGGACGACCCGTATCCCGTGCCACCCGAAGAGTCGACCGAAAGAATGCTCTTGATGTTTGCCAAACCCGTGGCAATGGCTGCCGCCATGTTGATGGCTCCCAATACCGGACTTGCATAGGTGGGCACCGGCATGAAAGCCGCCTGGTAGGCCGCTTGTGCAGCCTGATAGGTCGATATGGTTGCCGCAGCCACAGCCATTGCCTTGCCTACTGCCGTGCTCTCGCCTGCAAGCTGCGCACCGGCTTGCAGGAGTGCCCCGGTCTGCTGGGTGATCATCTGCTTGTGCTTGTACTCGGCATCGGCTATCTTCTGGCGTTCTTTGGAGTTCTTCAATTCCTGCGAAACGAGATCCTTGTCTGCCTCAAATTCGGCGGCCATTTCTTCGTCGAGTGCTTTGAGAAGCTGGTCGTTCTCCTGCTTCAGATACTTGGCCTGGATATCGGCAATCTCCTGCCCGTATTGTTCTAGCATCAGTTTGCGGCGCTCCATCGCCAGTTCCTCGGCGATCTGCTTCTCGTCGACCATCGTCTCGAAGGCGGCCAGCTCCTGCCGGAACTGCTCCTGCGCCAGGGCGAGATCCCCGCTCTGCGTGCCGGCGCCCTGTTCGGCTTGCATCAGGGCCGTTTCATCCCGGAAGGCGGCGTTGGCCTCCCGGATAGCTGCATTCGTCTCTTCGGCGATGCGCTGCTTCTCTGCGGCAGCCTTTGCCCATTCTTCTTTCAGCTTCTCGTTCTGCTCGCGCTCCTCTCTCAACTCCGTCCGGCGGCGTACTTCATCCTCGTGGATCACCTCTTCCCAGGCGTCGATGCGGGCCTGCAAGGCGTCTTCGTACCCCTTCAAAGTTTCAGCATTTGCCTTTTGCTCCTTGGCGGACATCTGATTGTACTTCTCGCGATATTCATCCACAGCCTGCTGTGCCTTGTTCATCGCATAGGTAACCGATCTTCGAGCCAACGCATTCGCCTCTTGCTCTTTCCCGTCTGCCCGAAGCAGTTCCACTTCTCGGGATATTTCAAGGTCGAATCGCTCCATCTGCTCCTTCTGCTTCTCCAATGCTTTGGCGCTGGCTTCGGCCTGCTTCTCGATCTCCTTGTTGCGAGCGTTGAACAGAGCGAACACCGCAGCGGCGGCAGCGGCCAATGCCGTAAGCGTGGCGCCCAGCGGCGTGGCAATGAAAGCGACAGCCGCCTTTGCCATGCCAACGATGCTGTCCTTCATGCCGGTGAACAACGACGGAATACCGCCACCCTCGACGCTCAACTTCCCGAGGTCGACAATCAGCCCGGCCTGCGGAGGCAACACCTGCTTCAGGGCCTCTTCGTATCCGCCTACATTTCGCTGGAAATTGCCCATTGAGGCGTCGACCTCCTTCAGCTCCGCGTCGAGCAGCTTGATCTGCCCCAGCATTTCGGTTCCGACAGCTCCCTCCCGCTGCTCCTTGCTCAACTGCCGGTAGGCATTGCGGAGCTGGCCCAGCGTCTGCGACATCTCGACGTAGGATCCCTTGGCCGCAAGCAGGGCCTTTGTCGAGGCGTTCAGCGAGGAGCGGACATCGCCCTGCTCCGTGCGGAGTTTTTGCAACTCTTCCAGGTTCTCCTGCAGCTCCTGGTTGTAGTCGTCGACGGCCATCCGGCCTTCGTCGTAGTCCTTGGTGATCTGCTTGATCCGGGCATTGGTAGCGTCGATGCCCGCCTTCAACTCCTGCATACGGGCCACGAGGAAGCCGAACGACCCCGTGTTCTCGTCGATGATCGCCCGCAGTTCTTGCATACTCTTGACCTGCGCATCCTCGTTTTTGGCGCTGATCTCCATCGCCTGGTTGACCTCCTCCTGCGCCTGCGACATTCGGGCCTGCGCCTCGGCGAACTCCTTGGTCCCGGCCGTCAACTCGGAGAGGGTCTTTTTCAGTTTCTCGATCTCCTCCCGGAGTTCCCGGATAGTCTTCGAGCTGGACGTTGCATCCACCTCGATCACTCGTTTGATATCTTCTGCCATTATTTTTTGGTTTTTTACGAAAAATGTTTATCTTTGCCTTTGCTTGGAGTCTCGTCCAAGCGGATAGCCTTGTTTCACTTCGGTGGAATAAGGCCTTTATTTTGGCACAACGAACTCTTGGGTGAGTTCGCCGTCCCTTACGTGAGCCCTTGATTCAAAGTAGCAACGGTTTGAAATCTCCTTCGAAAGGAAACTCGTCCCCGCTACCACGGCGACCGCAAAAGTAACGACACGATCCATATCTCCGGTGATATTGTAGCCGAAGCCCGTCGACCGGTTGGCTTTGACTATGTGCAGATATCGAAGCCCCGTTCTAACGTCCGTATCTATTCTCCATCGATAAGTGTTTGTCAAGCCGGGAGCAGGAATCGTTATTTTCCCGTTTTCCGACACAGGGAAATTATTGTATGGTATGTGCCATCGACGATAGGAACGTCTATGGACACGTTTGAACCCATTGTTCGGTGGCAATCTAAACCTACCGCTTCCTCGCGTCAAAATAGAAATTCGTTCTCCATTCCTCAGCGGCCTGGATGTTCGCACGTACAGAGATGTGCCATCGGTGGTAAGTTGAAGTCCAATATCATACGGAACATTCTGTCCATCGGTGTAGGCCGATGTATCCATCACCTTCACGAACTCGCATTGTGTTGTACCGACGGTCGTCAGTGAGTAGTTCGATATGCCGTTCAGCCGCCAGATGGCTCCGTCGAAGAAGAAGAATTTGCGGAGCAGCTCTTCCCCTACCTGAATGCCACGAAAGTCGACATATGCCGAGCAGATCCGCGTGTCTACGTTGTACATATCCTCGATGTACTTCTGCCAATAGCGGGTGTAGATAGCCGCTTCGGAGTCTACCGACAGATTGGGGATGTCGATCTCGGCCGGGATGCCGAAATCCATCGTCTGCTCGATCTCGTTGCCGTTCAGCCAATGACGTCCGAATATCGGCATATCGCTTGCGGCAATTCCGTTCGACAACTCCCAGCATGGTCCACCGTTCAGATCGTACATCGCACTCGAATCGTCGGTAATGATGAATCGGGCGTAGGCCGTTGCTGCCGCCTCGTCATCTGCAATGCTGCCACGCAAGAAGAGCAGGACCCCAAACCCATCCGTCGCGCTCTCGTCATCCGTATGGCATTGCAGCTTGGGGATGACGTCGTAGGACGGCAGATCGGAATTGAACGGCCTGACGGTGGCGGTGCCGTCAGGCGTGATACCCTCCATATCGATGCTCGTATCGGGATCCGTGCCGTTCAGAAACAGCTTGTACGACGCCTGCCCATTGAGAAACGTCGAGCAGATGCGAAGACGCCCGGCAAGGTCTCCCGTCGGGCTGGTCACGTTGTTGAAGTAGATCGACTTCTCCAAGACTTCGGCGCCTCCCGCGAACTCTGAGCTTTCGAGGACATCCGTCGTGTCGGCGTTGAAGTCGTAGCCCGTGTTCACGCGCTGCGCGCCGTACTCGCGGCCGTACTTCTTCTTGTAGAACTCGACAAACTCCCCTTCCAGCTCGCCCGAAGCGAAGGAGAGCCACTTCGACTCGGAGACCAGCGGCGTAGTCTTAATGTCCTTCGACCGGTCGATGCGATCCTCGATGTCCACGACATCCTCGGTGTAGAGCGAATTGCGGGTCAGCAGCGACACGGTCTTCGAACCCTTGTCGTAGGTGTACGACAGCCCGAAAGTCTTGGAGTACGACAGCAGGAATTCCGCCGGGGTCATCGTGTCGGACAGCATGATAGACTGCGTAATCTTCGAATCGCTGTGCAGCTGAGCGCCTATGTTATATTCCAGAGTCCCGGATGATACATTCACACCGTATAACTTGACATCGTATGTTCTCAGATCAACATAGTTTGATGATAACCTCATATTCTCGTTCGATGTCATCGACCACGTTACGACTCCGGATACTCTGGCGTAATTGATAATCCGTACCCATACCCGAAGGACTGCGATCGTAGATCCCACTCCTGATACAGTCATGGTTTGGATGGAAGCATTCGGAATGCTATGCGAAGATCCCTCACTTGTCGTAACCTTATCGAGCCTTCCGCATTCTGTGAGCCGGGCTCCGCTACCGTAATATGCCCCATCCAAGATCCCGAGATTTGCCCAATCCATCGGCGACATCATCGAGTCCAGTTGAGACGATATGTATTCCTGGATTGGGCTTGCCGCTACAACTCCTCCTAGATCGTCCAGCAATTGAAGCTGCAGAAACAGCATAGTTCCGTGATACGGAACGTTTGGGAGGTTTGCTGTATTATTGAGATAAGCATAGTCGCCACTCGCAAGGGGGGATGTTGTCAAATAAATGGACGGCACCAGCGATACGGTAACAAGTGCATCCGGTGACGTGCTGCCGGGATTGAGCGTTGCGGTCAATCCGGCTCTATAATCCCCCGCATACACATTTCCAGAAGATGCGTTCCCGCTAACGTCCAATTCTCCAGACTCCCCATCCTGCTCGTATGTTGTCAGCAGCGGAAGCGTTACCCACGCCTTCTCATACGCCTTATTTGCTGAATTGAAGAACACGCTATCAAGGTTCAGCGTGAAGCCTTTCGATGCGGCATAACGGCCGATCGCCGCAATCATGCCCTTCACCGAGAACACGGGCCGCTGCAGATAGCTCCGCAAATCCTTTGTCTGCCACTCCGTGAAGTCCTCGCCGAGATCGTACAGCGCGCACCCGTCGATGGTCGAATAGCTGTTCCCGCCCGACGGATAGGACGGCTTGCCTCCCACCAGGGCAGGATCCCCGACGGCCGTGTCCGCGCTGAAATCCCCCTCCGGCAGTCCGTTGTAGGCCGGTGCGAAATTCACGACCTGCCACGGTCCGTCAGTCCCGCTGCGGAGTGCCGCCCACGCCTCGGCCACGGTCTCCTTGTTGATCGTAAACTCGATCTTGTCCTCCGGGTCGTCGCTCAACAGCGGGAGATCGGCCAACGTGAGCTCATTGCCCTCGTCGTCATAAGACAGCGTGTAGAAGAACGACCCGAGACCGCCGTATAGCGTAACGCCATACGTTACGGTGCCGTTCTTGTCGATCACGCTGTCGAGCTTCATGTATCCGGATTCCAGCAGTTCCCCGGCCTCGCTGTATATCGAGAACGGAGTGCGGACCAGCGGGCTGAAATCCGTACCGGTGCCGCCACTCCCGGATGTGGTTCTACGGTCGGCCCGGAACATCATGCCGAAGATCGCATCGTTGTTGCGCGTCGACGGCAGCGTCACCTGCTGGGAATAGCTGTTCTTGACGACGGCCGGGCTGTTCAGGTCGTCGGCCTTATAGTTCATCTGCACCAGCGAATCGGTGGAAAGATCGGCCTCAGCATCGCCGATGTATAGTCTGATTGTTCGTCTCATATTCTCACGAAATCCTGCGCAATGGTTACGTCTATCTGATAATTCACGAGCTTGGCCCCGTTGTTGCGGAAGGTCTTTTCGGTCCACGACTTGGCCGTGAGTGTCACGGGCCGGATGATGTTCTCCACGAGGTCGTGCAGGTATACATTTGTCGACCCGAAAAGATGGTGCATCCTGGCCGACTCCTCGTCCGTCAGCCAGTCGGTAACGAGCGAGATCGTCCGCTCAATGTCGTTTCGGTAATTCACCGTGCCTCGGTCCGACAGATCTGCGGGTGAGTATACCTTCTTGTACGTCGCACGGGTGTAGTTGTCGACTCGCTTGTCGTTGCCCGTCATCAGAAGCGAATCCCAGCCCCCGAAGGCGTTGACGTAGTACAGCACGTATCGGGCGCATGGCTTCACGACCTCGTAGGTCATGATCTCGGTGCCGCCCGTCGTGTTCGCGGATATAGTGACGGATGTCGCATTTGACAACAACGCTGTGTCGCCGCAAGCCACGCCCGATGCGGGATCTCCATCGTAGAGTGTTTGCGTCTGAGGCGTAGATCCTTCGATCTGCGCAATCACTTTGAACGCCTCATACATCGAGGCCAGCATAAGCTGCCTTGGGTCAATTTTACGCTGTACCGGGTCCGATGCGAAGTTTGGGGTGGCGCCTTTGTAACTCCAATCGTTGGAGAAATCTACGGTCGCAAGTACCGTCCCGGACAAATCATATACGACAAATATCCTTTGCATTTCATTGATAGCCATGAACCCCGTGGTGGCCTTCGCTATTTCGGCATTCGAAGACAAGAAAGGAGCGCATACGTCTCCAATGCCAAACAATATCTCGGAAGCACCTGGTCGTTTGTAGGCTTTACCTGCGTAGATAGTGGTCCCGTCGCACTTGATGATATAAGAAATCGACCCTTCTTCTGTCTGCACACTCACGGTGTGATCCTGCCAAATAGGTGTTATTGCCATACTCGTCTATTTTTTGGGAAATATGCAATCCGCGGATTTCGTCCGCGGTCATCGCGTCACGAGGCTGTCGAGAGCCCCATCCACGGCATCCGACAGATCGGCCGTGATTGCCCGTCCTATCTCGTCGATGAACTGGGCATAGGTCAGCCCCACCGCCGTGTCGAGTGCGGGCGTAGGCTTGATGCCATCCTCGGCGATCTTCCGCCCGATCAGGAAGGCGAGCTGCTTCTCCGTGGGCAGCTTGCCGTTGTCCATCGGCCGGGGAACTACGGGCTTCACTCTGATCCATTCCAGGATCTTGTCCAACGGTGGGAACCGGCTCAACGGCCGGCGGCCGTACTCGACATACTTCCAATAGTCCTGCAGCGACAGATCCACGGCGTATGTGGTGCCGTCCCGGTTGACCATATACCGGACGCTCTGCGACAGGAGTCCCGAAGCATCCTTTCCTCGGTCTCGCAACTCCTTTCGGTATGCCTCGCATACGGCCTCGCCGTATTTTGCCAACACGGCAGCTAGGTTCGAGAAACTGATCAATGTGTTCGAATCCATTCCTGATGCTCTTTTTTCTTTTGTTCGATCTTGTCCCGGCGATATGCCAGCATGTTGAGAAATTCAATGACCGGCATCTCCCACACCTCAGCCCACGGCGTGCGCGTCAATTCAGAAACGGCATCGACATTGGCAATCCACCCCCACTTTGCAGAGAACGGATCAACCGGTTCGTCGCCTGGATAGCCTCCGCCGTCTGCGGGTTCTTCGGCATCTTCTTTACCGAAGAGCGTAGGGTATTGATTGTTGACCGATGCAATCTTCTCAAAAAAAAAGCGAGCAACCCCAAAGCAGCCGTCACCGGCATGAAATCCCGGATTGCCTGCTGTACTTCGAGGATGTCGTAGCCGTCGTTGTACTTCATGCCCTTCGGCACCAGGAAGCAGGAGAGTAGTTCCGCCTGTCGACCTTCGCCGGCGTTTGAGAAATTCTGAAAGTCGATGTACTGCGCCGCCGTCATCTTCCGGACATCGGTCACGGGTACAAGGGTCAGATCCCCGAACCGGTACTGCCTGGCTACCTCCGACGGCCGAGGTGCCGTGCAAAGGAATCCCGCCCGGTCCATCATGGCCCGGAACTCCGGTACCTTCAGATCGAGGAGCTGGTCGACGGTCATGTCAGAGAGAATCGACAGCACGTGAAGGTTCAGTTCGTTCGTATCGCCTTCGTGGTCGGCCCGTGCTCGAAGCAGGGCCTCATACTTGCCTACCGTGAGGCTGTTGTAGTTGGTTATCATAGTCTGCTATCTGTTGATGATCTTGTAGTGTCCCGACTTTCGGAAGTCGGCAAAGGGTGAATAGGCAGCGTATCGCATCGCATCCATGAAATGGTCGGCGAATGCCTGCGGCTCGTTCAGCGGGCGCCCGTCCTTGTCTTTCGCCCAGCAGTAGTTGCGGGCCTCCTTGATGCCCTCGACGCTCCGCTTCGTGATGAACATTTTATACTGCTGCATGAAGGCGATCTGCTCGGCCTTGCGTGTCGCCTTGTAGCTCGGCTTGCAGTTGAATCCGGCCTGCGCAATCTCGGCGATGCTCTTGGGCTCTGCAGCATCCGCGAAGATAGGGATCGTCCGCTTCGGCACCTTGTACGCATCGAGCGTTCGGATGATGTCCCGGTTGAGCATTCCGGTTCGGTATTCGAGCTGATCGACGTAGATCTCCTTTCGTCCGGTGTGCACCTTGACGTGGACAATCACCGTCGGGTCGTTGGTGAATCCGAAGTCGATGCCATATGTCTCGACCATATCCGACGACTCGGGCATGGCTTCGATCTGCGTGAAGTCGAAGATCACGCCTTCGGCCTGCCCGATCTTGCCCTCACCGTACACCCGCCACCAGTTGCCCGATCCCTTGTTGCTCTCGATCTCGGCTACCTGCTCGGGAGTCAAAAAATCGTTGTCCTTGTACGTCGAATGTATCGACACGCACTCGGGCCGTCCCTGGATGTTTTCATGTACCCAGAACTCCTGCACTGGGTTGTAGTCGATGATGATGCGGTCGCGGGTTCGGATGAAGAGCTGGCGGGCCGTTTCGTAGTCGACGTTCTGCGCCTCATTGATGAAGAGCCGGTCGCGGGCCGGGCCGTGCACCTTGCCGGGGCTGTCTGCCGAAAAGAACTCGATCATGCCTCCGTTGGGGAAGGTGAAGATGTTGTCGGTTCGGTTCCATTGGCGGTCATTCCATATCTCCCAGCTCTGCATGATGCTCTTGAAGTCACGGATGGCTCCTCGCTTCAAGTGGGGAAGAGTCTCCGACACCACGGATGTGATCTTCGCCGGGCTCCCGTCGGCAGCCTCGGCCAGGGCCTTCAATACAAGCATCTGCAGAATCGAGTATGTCTTCCCCGATCTGGCACCTCCGCACGAATCCAGGTAGCGGGGATGCAGGTTCCACGCCGGCAGCAGCTTCTCACGGAAGTTGCGGGAGAATGTCGCTTCCGTGATCATGTCATTTGTCCTTTACGGCCTTCGCCAGCTCCTCGGCCAGCTTGGCATCCCCGACCTGAATCACAAAGCTCGGGGCAATGACTTGCGCCTGCTTCAACTCGTCGAGGAGTGTTGCGATGAACTCCGCCGCCCGGGTATCTGACTTGTCGATAGCCTGCTTGTACTGCGAGGCCACGACCGCCGCCAGGTAGGGAACCTCCTGCTCGGTGCCGTCCTGGTTGACGATCGTCGTCTTCATGGCCGCGAGCTCCCGGGCATACTCGCGCATGGTCTTCAACTCGCGCAGTGCCTTCTGTGAGGCCTTCCCGCCCTTGCTGGAAAGCCTGCGATGCTCCTCCGGCGGCAGCTTCGATATGTCACGCAGATTCTTATTCGTTGCCATGGCCGTTTATTTTGGAGGTGAGGAAATCAAAGAATGCGTCGGCCGCATCCTGCAGGAACTGGATGGCCCGATGGATGCGGGTCGACATGGCCGACAGAACCGCCACCCACGAGAGAGTGGGCAGCGAGAATTCTCCGACGGCGATGATGTAGATGATGCCCGCCCACCAGATCATGCAGAGCGAGCAGTCGAAAGGGCGAATCCTGGACACCTTGGCTCCGAGCCATCGGGATAATGCGCCCTTGATACTTTCCATTGCTCCGCTGACGTCGATGATATAGACGATGACAACGGCGAGGAGGAGAAGGTCAAAATATGGTCTCATTTCATGCTCTTTTTAAGTTTGCGACGAATTTCGGATACTCGGTTCTGCACCGTCGACTTGCTGACACCGAGAGTCTGCGACAGCTTGCGGACACTTCCCGTGTCGGCATACAGGATGAAGAGACGGCGGTCTGAGTCTGACAACCTTCGGAGCGCCGCCTTGCAACGGCGTACGCGGGAGTCGTCTTCGTCGAACACTCCCTTGCTGGCCGTGTACTCCTCATCGAGGAGCCGCAGCCGAATGTGGCGATCGTCATTCATCTTTCAAGATATCGCTATGCTGGGCGAATCTCCGAATCTGCCGATAATAGGGACTCGTCCGTGAGAAATATAAATTCTCGATAATCCGTACAATAAAAAAGTTGAGCGCACCACGCCTGTGGATGCGCATCAACTTCTCTTCGTCGTAGTTGAGCAGGGCCTCGTAGACCATCTGCACGAGGTCCGAGAGGGAGCGATGGCGGCGGTGGCAAACGTTTGCCACCAACCGCTCAACAAGCCCGTCCCTTGCGATGTTGTCGATAAGTTCTCGCTTCGTCATGTTGCAAACCCGAAATAAATCACTATCTTTGTTTTGGGCAGGGGTGATCCTTCGGGGTTGCCTCTTTTTTTTAACGATTATCCCCGTTCCCGTCGATCACGCCCCGCTGCTGCCGGCTGGCCAGCTGCTCCTTCGTCATTGTTTTCACATTCGTTTTCCCAGTTTGATAATGAATGTTTCATGATCCGGCGCGCCCCACTCCGGGCGGCCCTGTCCCATCGTGATCCTCTTGCATTCGAACATCATCCTGCGCCGGGTGTAGCCATACGAAAAACACACGGCATCGAAGTGCTTGAATATCGGCCCCACGGAGCAACCGCCGCACAACCGGCCGTCAAATCCTCGCACGTTACACCATCCGAAGGCTCCGTAACACTCGATCAACCGCCGTCTCCAATACGGAGACTCCTCCCGGTACTCTTCGGGCTTTTCGCCCCGCTCGATCATTTCATACCACTCCTTTTTGAGCGGCAGGTAGAGTATTTTCATATTACTCGATTTTTCGGTTTTACGATGCTACCCGACCTGTCTTTTGTTCAGAGATGGCACTGGCCAGCGCCTCGCACATGGCCGTAGCTACCTGCGTCACCACGGCGTTGCCGAGGTACTTCTTCTGCTCCTCCTGGGTGCCGACCAGCACGTAGTCGTCACCGAATCCCTGGATGCGCTTCATCTCGGAGATCCGCAGCATCCGCATCGTCACGTCGACGATACCGTACAACGCGCAGAACTCCTTGATGCGCCGCATCGCCGGAGTGTCATCCGCACGGATCTCCCATACAGGTTGCCCCTGTTCCACCTCCACCAGGTACGGCGGGCGCTTGTCCATCCGTGCAATCAACGTGAAGCATGGAGCATCGACAGATCCTCCGGCCGACCGGTATTGCGGATTGAGCAGGAATTTCGCGGAAACAAGGTTCTGCTTCGGATTCGTCAGAAGTGCACCGCACGGGACGTCTACCGATCCAGTCTGTCCGCCGCCGGAATAGGAATTGACAAAGAACGGCCGCACCACTTGGAAGCGATCCTTCGTCGTGAGGGTCGGCGCCGGGCTGTCGATCGACGAGTTGTAACCATTGCCGTAGTAGGCCGAGACAAAGGCGTGATGGTCGACCGTCGTCAGAGTCCCGGCCGGACCATCGACGCCGATGTTCTTACTCTGCGGATCCCCGCCGAACTGCTTCGACAGGAAGT